CTATTTTATCTTTAGAATCTCTTCCATAAGCCATTCTTTTTTTCTCTTTGTATAGGTCTTTTCTGTGAGGTCGTCGATTTTATGTCCTATGATACGTTTTAGAGCATATTCATTTACTTTTGCATCTTTTGCCATTGTAGCAAATTGGATACGTCCATCGTGAGCACGATGTTCTGGATTTAATTCCAGCTTGTTAACAATCTTTTCAACTCTATGTCGATATTTATCATATGTGAGTTTTAAGCTACTTCGATGGGTTTTAGTATCAGTACAATTAATCAAGTATTCGCTTCCAAGAGATAAAGCTTCCTGGTAACGATGTTTTATTAAGCTGCGAATCTTTGGATGGACTGGAACCACACGATCTTTTCCAGCATCAGTTTTCATACCGCCAGTAATAAACCAATTTTCTAAATCAACATTCTCCATCTTTAACAAGCCTAATTCCTGTGGGCGCCATCCGCTATAACACTGGATTAGTAGCACATCTACATAGTCTACATCATATAAGTTATTCCACAATTTTTGCATTTCTTCATCTGTGAAGTCAATATGATCTTTCTTTTCTTCCTCGACATCTTTAATAATATCATCAGATAACTTAAATGTTCGAGCATAGTTCTTTTCTACAAGATCATTTTCGTTTGCATAGTCAAGCATAAGATTAAATAGAGATTTTATTTTTGTTTTTGTACTTGAAGATGCTTTTTTCTCTACACCATCAACAACATATGTACCATCTTCCATGCAGCCTTTAATGTGCCGGGGTCTTAAATCTTTAGCACGCATGTTGTAAATAGCAGAGCAGTAGTTCCAAGCAGACTTGATAGTTCGTATGCTGGATGGATTGGTTAAAGTTTTGAAGTATTCATCGGTCCATTTTTCATAAAGTTGTTCTACTGTCAGATCATCATCTAAATCATAAGGATTTTTATTGTATTCAACCAATGCAGCATAAGCATCATTGTAAGTTTTGAAGTATGCATTTGGTTTTAGAGGTTTACAGATCGGCTTGCCATAGAAGTCTTTTCCTACAGTAACCATAGCTCTGTATGGGTTTCGGAGATTGCTGTTTTTTATTTTAGTGATCTGGCCGAAACCGTTAGGGAGACGTTTTTTTCTACGAGATTTCGATTGTTGTTGTTTGGCCACTTTAGTATTAATAGGATATCCGCAGTGAGGGCAAGCAATTGCGTGATCGCTTACCTGCAGATTACATTCGGGACATTTAATTAACATGATCATCATTCCTTTCTTAAAAATTTGTATAAAAATAACGCCTTGCCAGACGTTAGAAAGAAATGGTATAATCTATTTGTTCAGGATAGGTATACCGTTTCGATCTAACGATCGACATGGAAATCTATGAAAGCAGTCTCAGAAATGAGGCTGTTTTTGTTTTGACCATTTTGGTGGAATCACCGAAATGGTATTTATATAACGTAAAAGACCCCGTATTTCTACGAGGTCTTTTTAATGTTTGGCCCGCAAAGGGGCAATGTCTTTTTAATGGGCCCGCAAAGGGGCAATGTTTTAACAAAAGTATTATAAAATAATACTATGCCTCGTGTCAAGAATTATTTACTTTCCAATGTACAATTCTCTGATTTTGTCATCTATTGCATCTAAAATTTCATTAGAAACCTTAACATTTCCTAAAACGTCATTAGAGTGAAGAGGGTTATATATTCTTATTTTACTAATAGTGGTTATCTGATTGACAAGTGCAATGCTACCTGTTTTCATTTTTAAAATCTCATTTGAAATTTTATCACGTCTAGAAGACAGTTTAGATAAATGTGCTATAGAAGCATTTAATTCATGTATACGTTTATCAATATCTGCATGATCTTCTAACAATTCAGCTTCGGTTTTAGAAGAAATAAGTTCTCTTAGGGAATCGACTTCTTGTGTTTGAGAGGTTAATTCCTGATCGATGAGATCATGATGAATTTCCCACTTTCCTTTTAATTGTTGAAAAATAGTATCTCCTAAAAATACATTATAAGGATGTATAGGTTTATTAGCTTTTACAGAAGATAAAGGAATTATGGTAATAATCGGAGAATTTTTGGAATCATTTTTAGTTAAAACAATGGCGTAGTGTAAACCACCCTCTTCATTTCCAATATTATAACCAAGATGAACCTTCACAATTTCGCCACGTTTGTAACGCTTTAATTTTCTTGGATTAAAAGTTTCTTCCTTTTTCAACATTCGCATGTAATCATCGAGCCAATAAGAGAGAATAGAAGCTTTCTTCTGTAATTTTGGATCAGTAGATGTTTGATAGTTATGTAATTGTTTAGAAACACTATTTATTGCATTTTGGATTAATTTATTCGTATCCAAAGGACACCTCCTTTTCTAAAAGTATATTATATTTTCAAAGTTCATTTATTAAAATAAATTTGTATAGATTCTCTTAAATTCCTTCATCCATTTGTCATGATCGTAATTATTATTGATTATATCGTGAACCAAACGTTTGAAAGTATTTTTATCGCATAAGACAAATTCATAAAAGTGATTCATTACTTCACAAGCATCTTCAAAGATTGTTTGAGAATAAAATTCTCTTAAATTATAAATTTTTCCTACAAGATATGTTAAATATGGTTCATTAAAAGAATCTGAATGTACACGTGTAGAAGAATATACGCCATCGTTATATAATGATATGCTGCTAAAATTTGAAGCCATAATCTCAAAGTAGAGTGCCTTTAGGTAGTACAGAAGAGAATCTTCCTGTTTGCCTGAATCACCTAGCCATTCAGCCATAGATTGATAATTACATGTTAATAAATTGAATTTACTATTTTTCATGTGTTCAAATTCTCGATCATTGAATATAGACCAAATGATCTTATGAAAATCATAATTATTTGGACATGATTTCTTAGCAGATATATATTCGTCAATCCCTATACCCCATTTGGTTTTGTTGTTAAATAGATCGACATAATCTTTGTGATCTTCCAAAAAATATTTTCCTTTATTAGATAGAGAATAAAATTTTATATGATCAGCATTTAAAATATGCATTAATTCATCAGAGGAATCAGCAGCTAATAGACGATTGATCAAATCTTCTTTGTTCCCTGATACATGTAGATGTAATTCTCTTAGCAGATCTTTTAACTCTGGTATTCTTAAAGAACGTAAGATATCTACCAATTCAGCATCTTTATAATAACCATCTTGGACTAATTTTTTATGAAATTTAGATGGGCTTTTGATTTCAAAATCATACTGGAAGTATCTTGGGTATTCGTTGTCGTCCATGATTGGAGTTCCAGTACTGTATCTGTCGAGGAATACAGCTGTATAAAACTCTCTTTTTTCTAGGGAAACTTCTGAATCATTGACATAAGATGATGAATCCAAGGCGATGTTAGAAGTTGATGGTTCATCTAAAACTTCTTGCTTAGGTTCTTCGGGTTTCGGCTTTCTGAAAAAATCAAAGATGCTCATTCTTGATGTTCCTCCTCTCGTAGTTTCAAGGAGATTCTGTACTGATCAGCATCAGGAACATCAACAAATTCCACTGTTTTATCAAAATTATTCTTAACAACATCCTTGATCTCATCTAAGGAAACTCTGAAAAATTCTCTTCTTTGGTTTACAAGGTTTAATTTACGATCTTCAAAAGCTCTATGTAAGGCTGCTTCCAATGCTGGAGCATCCTCTGAAAAGATCATTGCATGTACATCAAATTTGAATGGAACAGAAGCATCTCCTAATTCATCTACACGATCTTGTGGATTTAATCTACGTGTCATACCGATTTTGTAAATACCTTCACCGAATGATCCAATGTTAGAAATTACATATACATAACCAGCTTTTTGGTTAGCCTCTCTGTAATCAATATCCTTGATTTTAGTGTCAATCTCGGAAAGAGATTGTATGATTTCCTCTTTCTTTTGATTTAAATCTTCTATATTGTCATCAGAAGCGGTTGAAATTTGATGATTGATATTAGAAAGGGCTTGTTCGTAATGTTTGCGTTCTTTATCAATATTTTTACGTTGTTCTTTTAGTTCTTTTTGTAATCGAGCTTCTTCACGCTGTTGAGCTCTTAATTCTGCCTTTTGTTCCTTTTCACGCTGTTTTTGAATCTGATATTCGAGAGCTAATCTAAGCTCTTGAATTTTCAGATCATAGTAATGAGCGGTTATGGAAATTGACATTGTTACACCCAATTTAGCAATAGCATTGAAACTTCGTTCCATTTTCTTAACAGATGTATCATAGTTATTGTATTTTACCTTACTAATAATCTCATCACATTCACTGTTGAACGCACGAAGCAGTAGCTTCTGCATGTCTTTTACTAACTTTCGTCCTTTGGCTTCACTACCATTTACTTGCCATCCTATGTTCCCGGATACAGCTGTATCATCCTTGATCATTGCTTTCTGCTGGTTTCGTATATTTATGAGCTCTGCTTTATAAGCATCAGCGTTAGTAAAAGAGTAGCGTGGTTCATATAACCCGAAATCCTGAACAAGAACTTCATCAGAGAAAGTAATAAGTTCATTTTTCAATTCTTTTATATTAGAATTTAGCTCATTAATTTCGTCATTGTAAGCAAGAATAAGCGACTTTTGCTTAGAAATTTCTTCCATGTACTTATCATACTGTTCTGAAAGCTTTTGTTCTTGCTCCATTTTATCATGAGCAAATTTTACTTGTGATTCAGAAATCTGTTTTTGTAAAGATTCCAAATCCAACATTTCAGGTGTAAGCTTCGATTCCAATTTAGCTTTTTCGATTTCAAGATTAGCAATTGTTTTTTGCATTTCTAAATTAGAATTTTCTAATTCCTGAATCTTATCATTTAATTCGTTGTTTCCAAATATTGAATTTAATAACCCCATTATGTTCCCTTCATTTTGATTTTAATCTTAACTTAATTAGTTTTTCAGTGTATCCAAGAGCGAGTGCAATTTGTTCAGTTGTATATTCTTGATATTCTAAGAATGTTTCGTCAGGTACCAGAAGTTCCATAGCAAATAAATCAGCTTCTTTTTCGTATTTTGTGGTGTTAAATCCAGTATACGTATCCATGAAGAGAGCGTTAGCCTTTTTATGCAGTAGCATGTGGCCTAACTCATGGGCACAGACAAGAATCTGTTCATGCTCTGAAAGAGAATCATCAATATAAATAATGTTATTTCTTTGGAAATATTGATAAAATCCTCTGACACCCTCAAGTGGCACCGGCACAAGGATAACATTTAGCCCTTTGATGATTTCAAAGGGATTTCTTGTTTTATGTTTCTTGACAAGCGAATTTACAATCTTTTTTATGTCCATTCACATCAGTCCTTTTTATATTTTTTAGGTGTGTATTTTTCCTTGTTCTTTTTCTTTGCCATCTCCATACCAATTTCCATTGCATTTAGAATAGACTCGATTGCTTCAGGAGAAGCAGGATCACCATCAAACATTAATCCTTCTTGGGATGTTAGTTTATCTTTTGTTTGCTGTATGATTTTTTCTATTTGTTTGGTGTCTCTTTTATTAAGTTCTGTGGAAGAAGATTTCTTTTCTACTAAATCTGATTTTTCTATTCCGAAATAATTAGCCATCATTTCTATTTTGTCAATTCGTGGATAGGTTCGTGCATGCATCCAGTCTGATACAGTAGACATTTTAAAACCTAAGGTATTGCACATCTCTGTTTGGGTAACATCATTAGCCTTTAGATAGTATTTTATATTTCTAGCCATGACTTCTTTGTTTCCTAAGTCGCTCATTTACCATTGTCTCCTTTCTTAATTTGAATATGCCTATATTATAATGGAGAAACCGAAAAAAATCAATATAAACCGAAAAAAATTCGGAAAAACCGTTGACACTTCGGTTTAACCGTGGTAGTATATAAGAGAACTAAGGAGGTGAGTAAAAGTGAAAACGGAAACTAGATTTCCTAAAGATATGAAAGCGACATTAAAAAGTATCCGTGAAATGCGAGGATACAAGCAAGAAGAAGCCGCTAAATTAATAGGAATAGCGACAGATACACTCAGAAACTACGAACAAGGAAAGTCTTATCCTGATATTCCAGTACTTCGTAAAATAGAGGAAACGTATAATGTACGTTATTCACAGATTATTTTTTTACCGTTAGACTTCGGTTTAACCGAAACTAAATAACCAGGAGGTGAGAAAGATAAAATGAATGCAGTATCTAAAGCAAATGGCATTGTTGCAATTCGCTTAAAAAAAGCAATCAAAGATAAAGGTATAAAACAGACAGTTATTGCAGAAAAGACACAAATGACTGCCCAAGAACTAAGTGATATGCTGAATGGTCGCAGAATCATTAAAGTAATTGATATTCAAAAGTTACTTGAAGTGTTAGGAGAGTTTAATGTGGATGCAAACTATCTTTTCGGAATTGAGGAAGTGAGTAAAAGATGAAAATTTCTGAAAATGAATATTTAGAGATACGGGTTGTTGGTTCGGATAACGAGCTAATCGCCAGTATTACCGACACAAATATTATCGTGCTAGATGGATACAAAGTGGTATGCGTGTCGGATGATGATTAACCTAAATTGTTATTTCTTGTATTGTCTGGATTGGAAACAGGTGTATCTACACCATTGATGTTTCGTACATGATAATTTTCATAATTTCCTTGCTTGATCTGATTTACAAACTGATTACGAGTCATGTTTGCGCCAGTAAAGTTATCGTGGAAGCATTCATTTCTTCCGGTATTTGATTCCTGAGTCACAGTGATACGTTTTGGCATATTAAGCCCCCTTTCTAATGGAACACGCATATCTCTTTGCTGGAATAGAATACCACTAAAATATCAATAGGTCAATACAAAAATACAAGATAATGTATAAAAACATATATTCGACACAATATATAGTACTGTGTGCAACTGTACTATTATACAAGCTTTGAATGATTTTATCAACTGTAAATAAATGCAGATGGCTTAATCCTCTGTCCGATACACGAAATTCCTCCCTAAATTGGTTAATTATTAAAAATAGCACTCAATTGTCGGGCAGGGAATTAAGCCATCTGAAGAAAGGTAGGTGAAAGACATGAGTAGAAGACAAGATCTAAGAATCTTGGCAGCATATGCAAATGCACCAGAGCAGTTTCCAGAAGGAAATGTACCAATAGCATATGCGGCAGAGAAGATGGGGAAAGATGCTTGCTTCATAAGGGCAGGCATTGAAGCTGGATGGCTTCCAATCGGATACGCATTTAGAAAAACTGGAAAGAGCAGGACGAACTATTACATCAGTCCAAAGCTGTTCTGGGAAGTCACAGGGATCTTATGGAGACCAGAGAAAGGAGCATAAATATGCACACAGAGACAAAAGCCATGATCTGCACAGCAGCAGTGCTGATCGCAATGGGAATTTTCAAGGAATTAGCTGCAGTGTGTTTGATCACAGCGCTGATCTATGAGGAAGGAGTGAAGAGATTTGATGAATAAGATTTTGGAAGAACTTGATCGCATGATGGATGCTCAAGAAAGAGAAATTGAAATAGATATGGAAACAGAGGATGAAAGCAAGGTTTATCTTGAGACAGTAAGGCTTCTTGCTTATAACGAAGTAGCAAGAATGATAAAAAAATGTGCCCAGGAAGCGGCATCTTCCATGGACACACAAATGGATATTAATAGTTTATCACCAGAAAAGTATAACACAGATTCTGGTAAAAGTGAAATTAAAGAATTAGTATGCGACATTCTAAACATCATTCTAAGCTTCCTGGAAGATAAAAAAGGATTTATCAAAGAAGCAGAATCATGCGAGACAGTTCCAGATTTTAAATTTGAATTTAGTGGAACTACTTCAGGTTTAAAAGTTGATTTGCACCAAGATGGAGTAAGTATTTTTCATCTGTACAAATATCTTGACGGTGTTTTTAACCTTGATGAGAAGAAAGATGCAGTTGAAACATTAGAAATAGCAAGACAAAATCTTGTTGCAATATTAAAGGAAGTAGAGGAATAAGGCAATGGGAAAGATGATTCTGATCACAACTGATAACGAGGTAAAAGAACTGGAATATCCAGATGAGGGACTTAAATCATGGAAAAAGTTGAAAGAACACATCGGAAACAGATGTGAGCTAATTGAACATGTACAGCCCAAGAGATTATATACAGAGATCGGTGCAGGAATTGAGGTCAAAAATGTTCCGGGATCAAAAGTAAGTATGTTGGTTGATGAAGAATTTTATTTTCATTGCGACGAAACCAAATTAAACAAGATAGCTTCATGGCTGTATGAGACAGATCGCCATGGATACCCGATTCTTGGAAATGCTTTGATCATTGGAGAAAAGTATGGAAATGCAGGAATTGAGTTTTGTGAAATGTCAGAAGAACAGTTTGATATCGTGTTTCCTCGATTGGAGGAATTAGGAAAGAGGTTTAAAGATGCAGACCATAATAGGGTATGAGTACAACGGTTTTGCTATTCCAGAAGAGGAAGCAATGAAAAAAATTGAATATGAAGTGTGGAACCACGACGAAGATAAACAGGATGCTTTTGATTATCTTTGGGAAGTTGTAACAAGTGATCCGAAGTTAAAAGAAGAATTTAAAGAATGGTTCTTTAATGGGGTGTCGCATGAAATAGAGTGCGATGAGCAAAGAAGAATCAAAGGTTATTTTGAGGTGATATAGATGTTAAAACCATATGATGAATTGGTAAAAGTAAATGTACTTCCGTATTGTGCAGAACGAGAAGGGTTTATGTATTTGAACTGGGCAAAGTGCATGGAACTTTTAAGAGAGAACGGTGCAGAGAAGGTATATTTCGAACTTTGTCAGAATGAAAGAACAGGGAATAGTCTTTTTTGTAGTGATCAGACGTTTCAAGACAAAAATGGAAACATAAATCAATGTTATGAAACAAGAATTAAAGTATGTATTGATGATCAGGTGTATTACATGCAATCGCCAGTCATGAATGGTAAAAATCCAGTAAAGGCAAATTCGATGAATCAATCCAGAGTTTGGGCTAGTGCTTGTAGGTCGTTTGTTAAGTGCGTAGCTATCAATACAGGGCTAGGGTTCAATCTTTGGGTAAAAGAAGAGAACATGGATTATGTTCCAGTTGAAGACGGACCGGCTACAGAATCACAGAAAGCAACGTTAATTGAAATTTGTTCTAAGCACGGAATCAATATAGATTATTGGTGTAAAAGAGAAGGCACAACACTTGATGCATTAACTGGAAGCGAAGCAGGTAGAATGCTATCAGCTTTAAAAATGAAGTATGGAGATGATTAAGTAATCAATGCATGAATTAGCAAAGATAACAGGAATCAGATCAGATATCGAAGGAACAGAGATGAAAGTCTTTGTTCCGGAGAAAAATCTGTTTAATACGATTCTGGATAAGCGAATCCATGATGTGGAGCTTCGGTTGGATGATGGTAGAACAATAACAAATGCGCAGAGGAAAAAGGCATACGCAACGATCAGAGACATCGCAGACTATACTGGTTATCTTCCTGAACAGATGAAAGAGATCATGAAGTATGAATACATCATACGGACAGGAAATAATTATTTCTCTTTAGGGACATGCACAGTTGATACAGCAAGAGAGTTCATCTCAATGTTGTTGGAGTTCTGCTTAGAGCAGGGAATCCCATTATCTGATTTGGCGATCAACCGAGCAGATGATATTGGAAGGTATCTGTATTATTGCATCAAGAATCGTGTATGTGCGATCTGTGGTCGCAAAGGAGAAATCCATCACGTTGACAAGATCGGCATGGGAAATGATCGCAGGGCCGTAGACGACAGCGATTACAGAAAGATATGCCTATGCAGAACGCACCATGTAGAAGATCATACGATTGGAGAGAAAGCTTTCCAGGAAAAGTACAAGGTTTATGGAATCATAGTAAAGGAGCAGGAGAATGGCTTGGAAGAATTACAACAGACCCAATAAGTACAACAATCGCAAAACGACAGTTGATGGGATCAAGTTTGACAGTATCAGAGAAGCAGAAAGATATCAAGAATTAAAGCTGTTAGAAGAAGCAGGAGAGATCTCACATCTGGAACTACAGCCGGTCGTGGTCCTTCAGGATAAATTTATTTATCAGGGCAAGACGATCAGAGCGATCACATACAGAGGGGATTTTGCTTACTTTGATCGTAGAGTAAACAGAGGTGTGATTGAAGATGTGAAAGGCGTGGAAACAGATGTTTTCAAGATCAAGAAAAAGATGTTCAAAAAGAAATATGGAGATCTGTACGATTTACGAATAACGAGGTGATCACATGAAGCAAAAGAGCAGCTTCCTGATCTACCATGAATATCGGGAACCACTAAAATTACTGACAGATGAGCAGAGAGGTCGGTTATTGATGGCATTGATTGATTACTCTGAATCAGGAGTTGTTCCAGAACTTGATGGAATATCCATGATGGCATTTTCGTTTATACAAAGCCAGATGGATCGCGATTCAAAGAAGTATGAAAATCGATGCAGTTCTAATCGGGAAAATGGGAAAAAGGGTGGAAGACCTAAAAAGGAAAACGACTCAGAAGAAAACCCAAAAAACCCAATGGGTTTTGAAGAAACCGAAAAAAAAACTAAAAACCCAAAAAAGCCGATAAAGATAAAGAATAAAGATAAAGAGAAAGATATAAATAAAAATACTATGTGCAAATCTGAAGCAGATGCACTGTTTGAGAGAGTTTGGAAATTATACCCTCAGAAACGTGGGAAGGGGAAAGTCTCAGATACCAATAAGAGGCGTTTACTTGATATCGGATTCGACGAATTAAGTCGTGCCATTGACCGATACAAGGCGGACTTGGCGTTAGATGACTGGAGAAAGCCCCAAAATGGCAGCACGTTCTTTAACTCGGGATACATAGATTACTTGGATGCAAATTACGAAAAACCTGAAAGAATACAGAGTGAAAAAACTCTGGGGGAATTAAATTGTCAAAGGGACTATGATTTTGATTCTTTGGAACAGCAGTTGTTACAGAAACAGTTAGGAGATGAGATTTGACATGAACGAAATGAGCAAATTGATTGCTGTTAACTACGAAGCGGAAGAGCCAACAGTGTCAGCAAGAGATTTACATGAGCAGTTAAACATCAAAACAAGATTTAACGATTGGTTTCCAAGAATGTGTGAATATGGCTTTGAAGAGTCTAAAGACTTTTACTCAAAAAAAGAGTAAAACTGTAGAACACAATGGAAGACCTCAGACGGACTTTCTGATTTCCATCGACATGGCAAAGCAGATTTGTATGATTCAGAGATCACCTGAAGGAAAGCAAATCCGACAGTATTTCTTGGATCTTGAGAAAGCCTGGAATACACCAGAGCAGATATTTGCAAGAGCATTGAAGATGGCAGATAAAACGATAGAAAAGCTCAAATCAGACAACGCAATACTGATTGAGGATAACGAAAGAATGAAGCCAAAAGAGATATTTGCGGATGCAGTTTCCACGAGTGATACATCTATCCTAATCGGAGAGTTGGCTAAGATTCTTCGTCAAAACGGAGTACAGACGGGGCAAAATAAACTGTTTGAATGGATGCGATGCAATGGTTATCTGATCAAGAGAAAAAGCTCTGATTGGAATATGCCAACGCAACGAGCAATGGATATGGATCTATTCGAGATCAAGGAAACAGTGATCAATCAGCCAAATGGATCAACGAAGATCAGCAAGACAACGAAAGTTACAGGAAAAGGGCAGCAGTACTTTATCAATAAGTTACTCGCAGCAATGTAATAAAAATAAGACTATCCGGTTGATCACTGCCTGCAAGACACTATAAACCATGATTGTTGTTTAATAAAAAGTCGTAGTATTAGTCGTGGTAGCTGTGGATTTAGGAGTGATCTTAAGTGACCAACAACAGCACAAAGGGATCATATGCAGGCAGTGATCAGCCGGAGAGCTAAATTATATACCACATGTAACTATTAACCGCATAAGAAACAGCCAGTATAAGCCATGAGCCTGCTGCCTAAGGCAGTGGGCAGAAAGGAGAATTGATGGCAGATTACAGCAAAGGATTTAAAAGACGTGTTGTGACACTGTGGATCAAGTATAACATGTCATCAAATGAGATCAGTAGAACATCCGGTATCGATCATAAGACACTGATGAAGTGGTATAAGCGTTTCTACCCTGAGATAACAGGGGGGGCAAGAGACAAAGTGCAAGGATTTAAGATGGCACTATATAGGCAATTGTGCCGGATACCATAAGTAAAGGAGTACGATCAGACAGTTTGGTTCTTTACCTGAGGGATTCTTCAAGTAACTATTAACCAAGCAATCAATACCAAACATATTTTTTCAGGTTCTTTTAAATGTAATTTCTCAAATATTAGATTTAGTTTTTTACAATTTTCCAAATCAAAAAAACGAAGAATCACAAGACTTTATAAGATCGGGCAAAAGATAACAGATCAGCGATCAGAGATAAAGGCGTTGTATCAGGTAAAGAACCAAGCTGTCTGAGAAAACGATATGAGATATAAAGAAAATTTCAAGAAAGGAATGGTCCGGCTGATCATCTCAACAGGGATAAGCTACAAGAAACTGTCAGAGCTGACAACGATCAGCCAGCCAACATTGAAAAAATGGGATGATGAATACCGGCAGGAGTGCCTGGATGAGAAGAAGAGAGAAGCTGAGAAACTAAAGAAGCAGGAAGAAGAGAACATGAGATGCACGGCGTGGCACCAGTATGGATCTGGTGCAGGTCGATATGAATGAGGTATCAAAATGGGAAAATTAGATAAAGAACAAGAAGCAAGAATGGCAGGAATGAGCTATGGTGTCAGAATAGCAAGAGAAAAAGGGATAGATGAAGCAGAAAAAGAATTAAAACTTAGAGGTGCGTTAGGGGTCGGATTACTGATCGACAATACAAGATTAGACAAAGCATTTGAAATCCTAGCAACAACACTCTATGGAAACATCATGACAACAGCATTATCAGCACTGGCAGATAGCGAAGGCTTTGGAGAAAAGAGACTTCGAAGATTCAAAGAAGCATATGATCATAAATCCATGTGCCTGGTATCTCTGGATCAGTACGCAGAACATTTTGTAACATTTGAAGACATGGCAATTGATTTAAAGAAACGTTATAACATCGACATGAATGCAGAAATGATTGCATCAAACCAGGAAGTGATCGATAAAGGGCGAAGAGTGTTACCGAATGTAATCAAGTTATTGGAGCATGAAAATCAGCACGAAGCAGCAGACGTATTAAGAGAACATTTACATGAGGCGGTGGCAGTATGGTAAACAAGAAGGAATTTGAAGGTTATATCTGTGAGATCACAGGCAAGGCAATTAAAGACATGAAGCTGTGTCCGGACAAGCAGCAGAAGCTAAGGGTTCGGATCAAGTGTGATGATAGTTGTATTCATTGTGAGAAGGAGAAAGAACATGAATGTGATTAGAATAAGTGAACGAAAAGGTACAGAAGCAAGAGGAACTTGCACAGAATGTGGCAAAGAATCACGAGAGGATCAAGAAATGTTAAAAATAAGATTCGAACATTATGGATCAAGCATTTTCTTGTGTGAAAGATGTCTTAGAACTTTGCATCATGTTATTGGAACATGGATTAAGGAGTGAAAAATGTGTACATTACAATTTAATGTAGATGGAGAATTTATAACGGATCTATCAAGAGAATGGTTTTATGTAGAAGGTAAAGGATACGATAAGTGTATGGATCTGTTGGAATCTTCCATGCATGGAACTGATGAAACTAAAGAACAAATTATAAGACATGCTGAAGATCTTTTGCTTGGACGCGCAGCATTAAAAGGAAATACAGGAGATGGAACATACCATTTGGAAATTTATCCACCTGAAAATGAGGAGAAAATGCCAGAAGATATGAATGTATGGAAAATTGTAGGAGAGCAAAAGAAAGTTAAAGATGAACTAGAGCGATATAAAAGGCGTTGGGAAGTTGCGATGAAAATGATTCCTAGATACCTGAAAGAAGAAATAGGCATTGAACTTGACGAAGATCTTACAGAACCAGAGTCGCGACCAGTAGTATCAAGAGCCTTAGATAATTATATGAAAAGAATGCTTGATATAGAGGAACATACAACTGAAGATTATGGATGGTTAGAACCAAACGGAAAATTCCATGCAGTGAAATGGGGAGATCATCAGAAATGGGCTTATGAATATTTGAAAAGCAAGGTAAAAACAGAAGAAGAATACTCAAAGCTGCCAAGACTTTATGAAGCTGGGGATGTATTGACAAAAGAAAGCTGGGTACTTCTTCATAACCCGTCGCAGGGCATTGCAATGGCAACAAGAAATCCATGCAAAGATTATACAAAGGCACAGAAAGAGTTTTTGCTTGAATATTACATGGAAAGAAACTGTGAGAAAGAAGCAAATGATGTTTGGAAAGAATGAAATTGTTAAAGAAAGTTAAGGAGAAAATGAGATGATGAAGCTAAGAAACGTTGTAAATACAAGAAACCATGGATATGTTGCTATTGATACATGTTATACATTTGATCATGGATTCGAGACGATGGTATTCAAATGCGATAAAAACGGAAATATTATTGATTGGTCGGATTTAGACGTTGATATGTATGATAATGCAGAAAAGGCAGAAGAAGGACACAAAGAAATGATTGAAAAATGGAAAAACAAATAAAAATGGAAAAACAAATAAAAGAGGAAAAATAATGGGAAAAGTAAGACAAAGATTAGGAAAAGCCTACATCCATACAAAAGAAGAATCTATCCAGAGTATCATCATCGATGCTCTGGTGGGTTCCGGATATGACGTGGATGTTGAGGTTACAGATAACGGAACAGGAAACGAAGTAGTATCATGTGAGATTTACGATGTGGGGGGGGGCAGTAAGAAATGATAACAACAAAAGATGCTGTAAAAGTATTAAGTTTAACACTAACAATCGCATGTTATGGAATTTATTTTTATTCCGACCGAAAAAAAGATTGCTATCAAGCTATTAAATTTTTGATACTGGGATCAATCATGCAGAATGTAACATTCCACTTGGAATAAAGGAGCGTTAAGAATATGGGAAAGACAATAGAGAAAATAGAAAGAGTGGCGAAAATGCTAAATGGACGACACATGCCGAAAGCATATGAAGTATACAAACACTTTAAAGGAAGTTTGTACGTTGTTATTACAGTGGCTCGTCATACAGAAACAAATGAATTATTTGTAATATATTCAGATATAAGAGAGATGCAGAGAATGTATGCTAGGCCATTAGAGATGTTCATGAGCGAAGTGGATCATGAAAAATATCCAGATGCAAAACAAAAATACAGATTTGAAAATATGATGGAGGGATGAGTTATGACAAGAGAAGAAAAGATAGATGAATTATACAATTTTTGCAATATGTATGATAGCTGTGATCAATGCGAACTTGATGATCTTACATCAGCTTGTGAGTTTGAGGATATGTGTAATAAAAAGATTGATAGATTTTATGATGTGATGGTCGGGTATGAAACTAAAGTAGGAGAAGAGGATGTGAAGGAAAAACCTAAAACTGTCACCGAGAATCTTACAGGTGTCGTGAAAGAGGATCACGAGAGGACAAAGACGGTAACTGACATTCTGGAAGAAGTAAAGCAGGAGATGTGTGATGATTATTGCAAGTATCCAACTATTGTAAATGATAGAGAAGATTTATTTGCAGATAACAGTCCATGTACGAAATGCCCGTTAACTAAATTATAAGGAGTTGATACATAAATGGCATATAGAGATTGTCCGTGCCTAAATTGTAAAGATAGATCGCACGGATCAAAGAGAGTTGCTTGTCAAACAGGATGTGAGAAGTATCTTTCCTGGAAGGCAAAGGAACAGGAATTAAGAAGAAGAGAGAAAGAATCACGGCCTTATTACTCAAATGCAAGAAAAGCGATCATAAGAAACCGCCAGATGAAAAGAAAGAGCGGTAGGCAGATATGATTGATCCATGCAAAGCCTGTGCAGAGATAACCTGCATGGGCATTTGTGCCGATCAGGTGCAATACAAACAGGAGTACCAGGAGATGACAGATCGGATAAGGCAGCAGATAATAAATCGTAACAGGAGGGGAGAACGTGGACAAGAACGTACTGATCCAATACACAGACATGATTGAAGAAGTAAAAGATATAAGAAAAAGAATCTTGCAAACAGAGAAGCAGATCAGCAGGATTGAGGAAGAAGGAACCGTAAAAGACACAGTAAGCGGTGGCATGGGTGGAATACAACATTTTGTGGTGGAAGGTATGCCAGTACCAGAACTTAGCAGAAAGAAACTGCTGCTCAATAAACGAAAAGCTATGTTGATTGAAAAAGAGAATGAACTTCTGGAGCTTATGAACCAGGCAGAAGAGTACATAAACAGCATTGAGAAGAGCGAACTTAGAATGATGTTTAGGTTCTACTACATTGACGGCATGACGTGGCTGCAGGTGGCACACAAGATGAATCAGTTGCATCCAAAGAGACGAGTAGCATATACAGAAGACAGCTGCAGAATGAGAAATACAAGATTTTTTCAAGAAAATTAGAAAATGTTCGGTCACGTTCGCAAAAAATAGGCTAATATATAGGCTAGAGCGATTAGATGAAGCGATACTTCATAAATGTTCCTTTTTCTTGCTAATAAAAATACGTACAAAATACGCATAAAATTATTGACTTATACGCATTTTGTACGTATAATGAACATATAAATTAAAAAAAGGAGAGTTTTTCATGAAGAGAAGAGATTTGATTAAACTCCTTGAAAAAAATGGATGGTATTTAAAACGGAATGGTGGGAACCATGATCTATATACAGATGGTAACAGAATTGAGCCAATTCCAAGACATCCAGAGATTAAGGAGCGATTAGCTAAATCTATTATCAAGAAACTGGGGCTTTAAGCCCCAGACTTGGTGGATTCATGAAAAACAAAAATGAAAAAAGGATCAAACGGCAAGATTTTAGGAGGAACGGAAACATGGCAAAGAAAGTAGCGTATCCGGTTATTTTAAAACCGGATCAAGAAGGGTATTATGTAGAAATCCCTGATTTTGATATCGCTACAGAAGGCGATACAATAGCAGAGGCTATGGAAATGGCCAGAGATGCTATTGGATTGATGGGGATTGATATGGAAGATGAGAAAAAAAGTCTTCCAGAACCAAATTCAAAAGCTCAAAATGTAGAAGCAGGAGACACAGTAACACTTGTAGATGTAGACTTTACAGAGTACAGAAAGAGAGTGGATAATAAAGCAGTTAAGAAAAACTGTACAATTCCATATTGGATGAGTGTAGAAGCCGATAAAGCGGGAATTAATTATTCACGAGTATTACAAGATGCAATTTCTAATATATTAGGAGTTGCGCGTACAACAAAAGGTTAATCAAATCTCAAAATATATTGAATTAAGCACCTTCGGGTGCTTTTTTCGTGCATAAATTTAAGGACCTCTAGCTCAGTAGGTCAGAGCAGTCGGCTCATAACCGATCGGTCCGGGGTTCGAGTCCCTGGAGGTCCATTTAAGAAATAAGAAAGAAGGTGGTAATGTTTGAATGAAGAAAAAAACTACATATTGGCAGAATCCGATTATGTGGCCGGAATGAAGTATAAAGACATTGCTGCCAAGTATGAAGTTTCGATAAATACTGTGAAATCGTGGAAGAAACGATACGCATGGTCGAGGAACAAAAAGACAGGATGCATCCAAAAGGGGTGCACACAAAATAAAAAGGGTGCACACAAAAAAGAAGCCGTTGCAGAGGATGTAAGTCAAGTTGTAATTAACGATGAACTTACCGATCAGCAGCAGCTTTTTTGTTTGTACCAATCCAGAATGTTTAATTATACGAAAGCTTACATGAAAGCTTATCCAGGATGTACTTATGCATCTGCTGCCGTATTAGGAAGCAGGCTTATGAAGAATCCAGTGATCAGAAAAGAGATTGAACAGCTAAAGCAGAATCATATGAACAGGGAACTGTTAAAGCAGGAAGATATCTTTCAAAAGTACATGGATATTGCGTTTGCAGATGTGACAGATTATGTATCGTTTGGGCGAGAAAATATTCAAGTTATTGGTGCTTTTGGTCCAGTAATGGTAGAAAACAAAGAAACTGGAGAAAAAGAAGTTCTCGAAAAAGAAGTCAATACTGTGAAATTCAAACAATCTGAAGATGTTGATGGAACGTTGATTACGGAAGTGAAGCAAGGAAAAGACGGAGCGAGTATTAAGCTGGTTGATAAGATGAAAGCTTTACAATGGCTTGCAGATCATATGGATATTGCTACAGTTGAACAGAAAGCTAAGATTGAGCAGATCAGAGCTAAGACAGAACAAATCAGACACAGTGGAACTGATACAGGAGAAGATGCAGTTCAATCTTGGATGGATGCTGTAAAAAAAGCGAGGGAATCAGATGGATGATAGAGTATTACATGATTTCCTTGTAGAGAGTATTCCTTTATGGCAGCAGAATCCAGTTCAATTTTTTGAAGAAGTTCTTTTTTTTTATCCAGATGAATGGCAAAAAGAAGCAGCATTTGCTTTAAGAGATAATTCAAAAGTAACGATAAAATCCGGACAGGGTGTTGGAAAAACAGGATTTGAAGCCGCAACATTGTTATGGTTTTTAAGCTGTTTTGAGAATGCAAGAGTTGTTGCAACAGCCCCAACACTGCACCAGTTGAACGATGTTCTATGGGCAGAGGTTTCAAAGTGGCAAAGTAAATCTCCGTTATTGAAGGAGATACTACAGTGGACCAAAACAAAAATATCTATGATTGGCAGCAAAGAACGTTGGTATGCAGTAGCAAGAACAGCAACCACTCCAGAAAATATGCAAGGATTCCATGAGGATAATATGCTATTTATCGTTGATGAAGCTTCTGGTGTTGCAGATCCGATCATGGAAGCAATCTTAGGTACTCTGACAGGATCAAATAATAAATTGCTACTTTGTGGAAACCCGACAAAAGCAAGCGGTACATTTTACGACAGCCATACATCGGATCGTAAATTATATTATTGCATCACTGTAAACTCCGCAGAGTCTAAAAGAACTAATAAGGACAACATTGATTCTCTGATCAGGAAATATGGAGAAGAAAGTAATGTTGTCAGAGTCAGAGTAAAAGGATTGTTTCCTAAACAGGATGATGATGTTTATATGCCTTTGGAAATGTTGGAAGCATCGATCATCCTGGAAGAGATACCACCAGCTGATATTTGCACTTTGGGAGTCGATGTGGCCCGTTTTGGTGATGATGACACAGTGATCGCAAGAAATATGAATAACAAGATCACACTAGAAAAGATTAGGCATGGTCAAGATCTAATGAAAACTGTAGGAGATGTTGTTGTAGAGTGTAGGAATATCAAGGAAAAGTTTAAATATAAAAAAACAATATATGTGATCATAGATGATACTGGTCTTGGTGGAGGAGTAACAGATCGTTTGAATGAATTAAAATCGGAAGGAAAGCTATCTGGTGTAGTTATCGTTCCGGTTAATTTTTCTGCTGCCGTTCCAGACAAGAAAGCAGCAGAAAAATATCATGATATCACATCTTATGCATGGTCCATATTAAGAGATATGTTAGAAGAAAAAGAAGCAGTATTACCAAATGATACAGAGCTTATCGCACAATTAAGTGCGAGAAAATATGATCTTAGTTCATCAGGGAAGATACGACTAGAATCAAAAAAAGCAATGAAAGAACGCATCGGAGAGTCTCCGGACCGGGCAGATGCTGTTGTTTTATCTTGCTACAGAAACAAAATTAAACCAATCAGTGTTCCAGGAAGTGATGTTGGAACAAAAGATAGTTACTGGAGGTGAAATAGCATTGTATGATGAAATAGGTCGCATCGGTCAAAATCGGTGGGGCGGTAGCTTTTACGAAGAATTTCTCCCAGAGCTGAGAGGACAACGAGGAGTAAAGGTATATACAGAAATGGAATCTAACGACGATGTGATTGGAGCAATCATATTTGCGTTAGATACATTGCTTAGACAGGCACAGTTTTCCGTAGAGCCACAGGGAGACGATCAAAAGGACATAGAGGCAGCAGAGTTTGTTGAGTCTTGCATGAATGATATGCAGACCACATGGACTGATACAGTCTCTGAAATCCTATCATTCCTTACATACGGCTGGTCGTATCATGAGATCGTATATAAGAGGAGATCAGGGCGGACAGGAAATCCTAAGACGAACAGCAAATATGATGATGGTTTAATCGGATGGAGAAAGCTTCCTATCCGATCACAGGATTCTCTGTATCAGTGGGAGTATGACAATGAAGATAATCTTATCGGCATGACCCAAATGCCACCGCCAAACTTTGGGCTTTATACGATTCCACTGGAAAAGGCAATCCATTTCAGAACCAGATCCAGAAAAGGAAATCCAGAAGGACGAAGCATCCTCAGAAATGCTTATCGTTCCTGGTACTTTAAAAAAGGGATTCAGGAATTTGAAGGGATCGGGATTGAAAGAGATCTCGCTGGTATACCGATGGTCACACCACCAGAAGGTGTTGACTTGTATAATCCAGATGATCCCGAAGGCTCAAGAATGTTAACCTGGGCTTATAGTTTGGTAAAGAATGTCCGACAAGACAAAAGTGCTGGAATCGTGTTACCACCGGGATTTAAGTTCGAGCTTGTTTCCACAGGTGGAAGCAGACAGATTGATACGAACGAGATCATAACTCGTTATGATAGCCGCATAGCAATGACAACGCTTGCGGATTTTATTCTGTTGGGGCATGAACACACTGGATCATTTGCACTGTCCGATGATAAGACAGAGTTATTTGCTGTAGCGATTGGATCATACCTTGACATTATCTGTGAAGCGTTTAATAACCAAGCGATCCCAAGATTGATTGATCTAAACGGAGAACATTTCAAGGGGATCACAGACTACCCGAAGATGGTTCACGGAGATATTGAAAAGATCGACATGAACAAATTAGCACAGTACATCCAGACGATGGTTGGCACTGGTGTATTGATCCCAGACGACGAATTGGAAACATATGTTCGAGAAGCCGCCAATTTGCCGCCAAAGGTAGCTGACGATGAAAGATTCATTGATCCTGATAGAGAAGATCAGCAGACAAATGATCTTGGATCACAGGGAAATAATGTACACCCAGAGGACAATCAGGACGTTGCCGAAGATGATGGAAAGGTACAGGAAGCCAAGAAACGATTAGGAAGGAGCTGATTATATGTTCCTATTCCGAAAGGTTAAGAAGCGTGGATCGATGAAGCCAAATGATGTGAAAGAAGCATTAGAGAGGTTTCTTAATAGCAGCAGTCCAGAATTAACACGCTTGCTGGTCAGGTATTGGAAGGATCAGCAGACGGTTTTTACATTTAAAGAGATCAGAGAAGCTATTCAGGCTGGTGTGATCTCCAAGAAATCTGTAGAAGAATGGCAACAGGATTATTCAAAACTGGTTCATGATAAGATTGCACCAGAGATGGTTAAAGCAATGAAAGCTGGTGCTAAAAATCAAAACCAGCACAAAGGAATAGACATTGGATATAAATTTGATGCAGATCATTGGGCGGTATCTGATTGGTTGGAAAATCACACAGCTGAGCTTGTAACGAATTGTACAAGAGTACAGAAAGATGCAATTCAGTCAATGATCGATATCGGAATAAGAAAACATATGGGAACAGATGAGCTTGCAAGGTTTATCCGTCCCTGTATTGGTTTAACAAAGCCACAGACTCAGGCAGCTATGAAGTATTATGAGACGATCAAGGCAGAGTTGGAGAAGAAACACCCAAGAACAAAGCCAGAAAAGATTGAACAGATGGCAAGAGACAAGCAGATGAAGTATGCAGAACGTCAGCTCAGAGAAAGAGCAAAGACGATCGCACAGACCGAAAGAGCATTTGCCTATGAGTATGGCAGATACCAGCATACAAAGAATCTTGTCGATCAGGGTATATTACCACCACAGGACAAAAAATGGTCCGCAACGGACAGTGAGAATACATGCAGCACATGTAGAGAACTGAACGGAAAAGTTGTTGGAATGGACGAAGAATTTGCCCCAGGTAAGCTACTTCCTCCGCTTCATCCGAGGTGTAAATGCTGTGTTATGTATGTCAATTCAAAATCTATGACCGCAGCGTATGAAACAGAAGAAGATGAACTGCGAGAGTACAGCACAGAGGAAATAGAGACTCATGCTAATAAAATGTCAGAGATTGCAGACAAACATCTTGATCTTGAAAGTTCATGGAGTGGAAAGGTCGTAGTTGATGATGATTCTGGTGTTTATGGTATCCAGTGGAACGGAGATATTATAACCAGACATGAAACAGCCCCACATATTTTGTTACATGAACAGTTACACGCTAGATCAGTTACAAAATATGATCGTAAAATGTATAAACAGTATGAGAACATGGAAGAGGGTTCGGTACAGTTTGCAGCACAGGAGATTAGCAAGAAAGAGAATATACAAATTCTTGAATCACAGTACGATCATATGACAGAAGCTTTAAGAAATATAAATAAAGTTGCTGGGTTATTTAAAAATGATTATGATTTTGCAATGAAGCTTATTTCTGTTCCGTTACCAGATAGGTATGACTGGCTGAATAATATGATCTATGATAAAATGATGTTATCAGGAAATATTGAAGATTATCAGAAGGTATCGCACTGGATGGAGGCTTTAGAAAATGGAAAAACATCTTGAATTAAAAGAAAGATTCGATCAGCTAATGAAACAAGATATGGAT